ACCTACTAATTCAGGTAGGATAACCAAAAGGCTTTTAGCCTAGAAAGAAGAAATATTATGGATAGCATAATAACAATCGATCAAGAAACTAATCTAAAATCAAACTCAATTCATAACCACGACAATCCATTTGATGTTTCATTATTTGAAGATAATGCAAAGATTAAAAGAATACCTTTATTTGCATATGATGAAGATGAATATGGAGTTGGTAACCAAACCAAACTAGATAAGTATTCAGGTTTATATAATGAAAGCTTAAATGAAGTTTTACAATGTAGACCAATAGCAGATACTTATAAGTTAGTACCTCACCAAGATTTATTTTCTGAGCAAGCTAAAATATTAGCCAAGACTGATTTACCTAAACAAAATATTAGAGTTGAAGATAAGTTAGTTAATGGTGGCTTACAAGCACAAAGAACTATTTACTATGATGATCTATCTATTCCCGTTTCTAATTCTAAAGATATAGTTAAGGCAAGAATAGATGTATTTAATTCTGTGGATACGTCTTGGGCATTTCAAGTTTTTTCAGGAGCATATAGAAACCTATGTAGAAATACTTTGGTGTTTGGTGGTGAAAAATCCTACCATCAAAAAAAGAAACATACGTTAAATCTGTCGCCATCTGCAATGGTTCAAAAAGCAGGTTTGGGTTTATCTATGTGGCATCACCAAAAAGATTTAATGCTTAATTGGCGTGGTATCCAAATTACTGATCAGCAGTTTGCAGATATGTTAAAAGAAACTATCTGTATTAAGAAAACTAAATCAGCAGAAGTTGGTATCAATCCCGTTAATGAAACTAAAATGAATTATCTTTTAGGTTTATTTGATGAAGAAAAGAAAGAGTTAGGTTCTACTCTTTGGGGTGCATATAACGCCTTAACTCATTGGTCAACACACACAGATTATAAGGTTGAAAGATACAATGAAGAAACAAAGAAACTTGAAACTATTTCAGGTGGCAGAACAAACGCCAATAAACCAAACGTAGAAAGGCAAAGAGCAGATGTAGTCAGGGAATTATTAACTTCTGATGCTTGGCAGTCTTTAGAAATGGCTTCTGCTTAATGTCTAATGGTTTAGAACTTGCTTACGTAATCTATAGGACAGTAGTAGTAATTCTATTCTGTCTTATAGTTTACGCTTTTATTATCGCTTAATATGGAGAACTTAAAAATGAAACGTTATCATTTAAAAAAGATGTCTGATTTACTTGAAACTTTAGAGATTGTTTCTAACAATGCTAAAAATAAAGGTCATAGATCAGGCTTTAGATGTAATCAATTAGCAAAAGAAATCGCAGATCAATTTGCAGTTTTTGTACCTACATTGACAACAATAATAACCAATAAAGAAAACAAAAATAATCCTAGTAAAATTTCAGGTAACTTTGCAATGTCAAAAGGTGAATATGAAATTTACAAGGCTATAAAGTCAGGTGTCAGGGTTAAAGTCAAAGATATATATGATTTTAAACTTACAAAAAAGTCATTCAATACCATTAAACAATATGTATTTATATTGAAGAAAAAAGGCTTTGTACAATCTATTAAAGTTATTGGAAAACATTATAAATATTATAAAGTTAATGAGTTAAGTTATACAACAATGGATCAAAATTTGATCAATAAATTATCTAGTTGACATAAAAAAATAAATAAGATTATAATTAACCATCTTCAGGACTTCTTGGAGGTGGTTTTTTTAAACCTTAATTTAAATAGTAAAAGGATTTTCACAAATGAAAACAGAAACATATTTAATAAAACACGAATACGATCAAGATAAAAAAGAAATGATATCCAAACCTTGCAAAATTGAAATGCGTTGGAAGATATATGACAGTTTTGCATGTTTGGAGATTGTAGGCTTTGAGAATAAAGCAGAAACAATTAAACATCTTTTGTATTGCCACAGAGACCAAACTATATCTATTTTAAATAGTCTTAATGAACAAATTGACAATGCAGATGATTTAGAACCTTGCAAAAAAGATAGGTTTTACTTTAATGAAAGCGTCGGTGTTAATTGGGGTTTACATGGTCAGTTAGATTTAGAAGATGCAATCGCTTCTAAAAAGGTAGGTTCATAATGGGGTACTTTTTTAAATGCAATGATTGTAACTATGTTGAAACATTTAATGATCAATTCAACATACCTGAAAAGGCTTTACAAGGTAAGCTTAATGACTATGAAAGCGTTATTTGCTCAGGTTGTGTAACTAAAAAGACAAGACTTAAAGGAAACTATATAATAATTGAAAGGAATAAATAAGATGATTACATTTAATTTAACTCTTGAAGATATGCCAAGCAGAGATAAAAAGCTTTCTAACATTGCAAAGGTTGAGAACTTCAAAAGCAGTAAATCAGGTCAGCCAATAGCTAACCAATTTATTATTACTTTGCAGAATGGAATAGAAGTATTTCAAAGTTATAATTCTATTATTGCAGTTAAAGCTAATAATGAAACATACCTTGATCAAAATCGTTGGAACTATTCAAGAACCACTTCTAGATATAGAAATCAATTCTTGAATGAAACCACAGTTGAGACAGTTAAAAAAATTGGCTTTGGTAACTATACAATGGTTGATTTAAACAAGTAACAAACCAACAAACTTCCTCCCCAAAGGCGTCTTATATTAGTTTATAAGGCGTCTTTTCTTTTAGTAGCCTAATATATATCTAAAGCGTTGTTTCTGTTGTGTAATCGTGTTTGGTGGTGTTTGGGTATTTGCTCGCAATCTGCATCGCAATGAATACCTTTTAGGCTTTAGTTGTACAATCTAAAAAATGTCAATGGCAGTTTATACACGTATACACGCAAGGCATTGACTATTTCACACGCAGTAAACAGTTATAGACCACAAAGAAAAATAATTGTCCTTTGGTATCTGTTACAGATATTTTTCGCTGACGGGTGGGATAGAGCCACTGGGGGGTACCCGGTACTTGTTAGCAAAGTCGCCATATTTTTATGTAAATGAGTTACTTGTACAAGTTATTTGCACCCTTTAGGGTATCCCTGTAGGATACGCTGGGGGTTATAGGTGTATCTCCCGGAGGTGTTACTCCGATTATATCCATTCTGACAGAAAAGTCAAGACATTTATGCCAAAATTATTTTTTATTTGACATATATGTATTCTGTACGTATAATCTTTGTATCAAGACCAGTTTCGAGCAGCAGCAATCAACAAAACTCTCGTGCTTTGGCTCAAGCTGAAAGGTTCTTGATTTACTTTAATAGGAAATACACCGTGTTTGAAGCATTTGTACTCGTTTGCCACATAGGAATGGCATATATCCCTGACAATTGTAATGAATTGAAGGATACACGAGGTCCTTATGCTACAGAATTGCTGTGTAAACAGCGTATAGTAGAGATAACGGTAGAATTACCTTTATATATGCCTAAATACCAGCCGAAAGCGTATAGATGCGATGAACTTACTACCACAAACAAACAATACACGTGAAATATCACCCCAACAAGAAGAATTTCTAACCAATCTGTTCGAGAACGGTGGCAATGTCACCGATGCTGCACTATCTGCAGGTTACTCAAAGGGCAGCGTAACGTGGTTAAAGACCAGTTTAGCCGATGAGATAATCAATCGCACAAAGAACGTACTGTCTATGCACGCTTTTAAGGCTGCTACACGGCTGGTAAGCACAATAGACAACCCAGTACCCGAAAGAGGAGACGACCTACGCTTCAGGGCTGCAGAATCGCTTTTAAACAGGGTTGGTCTGGGAAAACAAGAAACAACCAACGTAAATGTACAGGCAGTTCACGGAATAGTTCTGTTGCCGCCAAAGAAAGAGGTAGTAATCGATGGGTAACTTAGAGCCTTTTAATCCAAGAAAGCACAAGCCAGTGCAAACAGTAGGTGCAAGTAGAGCAACTGAGTATTTAGTTACTGAAAAATCACCTGAAGGTAAAGCTTGGAACATACCTACTATATGGTTTAATAAAAAAACAAACAAACCTACTTATCTGAAGGGTGATAAAGCGTGGAATGAAGCTGTATCCTATGAGAAGTCTTCAGGAAAGAAGTTTCCTAGATTTAAAACTATAGCTGCAGGGGTAACAGCAGCAAAGAATAGATCAAAAGCAGGGGGAGCAAGTAATAAAACCCTCGTGAAGAAAAAGAAAAAGTAATTGACAGATGCACCCAAACGTGGTCGCCCTAAGAAAGACCCCGAAGCACCTAAGCAAAGATATTTCCTGTCTGCTGCAGAAAAAGCAAGGCGACAGACACAGAAGAGATTACGTGACGCAAAGAAGCGTGCAGAAAAAACAACCAAAGTAGCAGAAAGTAAAAGAAGATATGCCAGAAAGCTTGAAGAGAAAGTTGGTAAGGTTGAGAAGGCTCTTAAGGGAGATGCAACTACCGTTATCGATACAGGGGAGTTGGCAAGCCTTCCTCCACCTGTCCAAGAACTTGTTGGAAATAGGGAAATCGTGTTTCAACCGAATGAAGGACCTCAAGAAGAGTTTCTGTCGTCTAGTGAAAGAGATGTTCTCTATGGAGGTGCTGCTGGTGGGGGCAAATCTTTCG